GCGTCGCCCTGTCAAGATTTTATTTAGGGGGGATGCCATACCCGCACCATCCCGATTTTGTACTGTTTTGATATGCCATAGGGTACCTTGGAAATAAAACATGCGATAGCGGCGCTACAGGCTCCGCTGAGTGCGTACAATTGTTCGGGTACTACCCACCTACCAGATAAAAGAAAAGGCCGCTAGAAGCGGCCTAATCTAATTTATGTTGCAAGCCCTAATTGTTTAGGGCTTGGCGTCTTTCATTGAAATATTCAAATAGGGCATCCGATAATCCTGCCCATATACTTGTCATACCTATTCGATTGTCTGGCATCATGGATATGCCACCGGATATATTGGTCTCAATAGTCTGGACAATCTCATAACCATTCAAATCATATTGGCCATGGCTATCGCCATAGGTTGAACCATAAGCTTGTTGAGTATGACATAAGACACCATTTTGACCAATGTCATCACGATTGCGTATTTCACTAACACGTGCGCGAATGGTATCGGCTGACCATCCGGTAATATTCATCAATTGCCTAGTTGTCACGCCACCATCAACACGCATGGCTGAGTACAAAACACCAATGCGCGAACCATTACGATATGGCTGTTCCGGTGTTGATATGGTGGTGGTGGCTGGCGCGTTATAGTCTAGTCTGTTCCAGTCACTATGCTGAAACATAGCCAAGATTAATTCGCACCATGCGAAAAGCTTGTCAGCATCTAATGTCGCTTGGTGTTGCCTGAATTCGACTGTACCAATGCGCGCCCATGTTGCCATGTTGATTGCATAGAACTTGCCACCAATAATATCGGTTATTTGGCTAGCGGTATCAGCACGCATAAAACGATCATAAGAACGCCCATCGAAAGCTACATGACTCATAGAATGGCTATAACGGTTATCACGGCGCGATTGCGGCAAGATGCCGTTTATATCGCCTTGATGATAGCCATAGCGACTAATAACGTCTTTTACCAATGCCAATGGCATTGGCTGACACATTGAAGCACTTGGCTGATAATAACGCCTATTGGCTGAATACTCGCTTTTGGAATTATCCCAAAAGTCTGCCTTGGTGATGTTACCTTGCACAAAACGATTACCCATGTGTACATGGCCACCAAGATTACGATAACCTACTTTACCACCAACACTTTCAACCCATGCAAAGAACGACGCGATATCTTCCTTTGCCGCATTGCATAGCGTAAATGGTGGAATAATGAATTCAACATCAACTTCGGGGGTGCCGTCTGGTTTGGCTGATACCCAATGAAAACCGTTATCGCGGCAACGTCGCGCCCATAGCGTAGGGTTCCAGTTTGCACTTTCGCCGGATTGCTTTATTTCAACCTCAGTTCCAAACGTAGGATAATTGTCATTTTGAATATAAGTCATTGTTTTAACCTTTCTGTTTAATATTAAAGTGATTAGTCGTTTAGTTCGTATTCACAATTTTCGTCAATAACATTGTGAAAGTCACAAAATGATTTATCAACATTACCATCATGTACTGTAAAAACTTCACCGTTACGCCAAGCATCACTGAATTCAATTTCGTTCGCTGTTAAATTCAATAAATCCTGTAAGTAATCCATCAAATCGCTAATATTTGCAAAATACAGGGTATAATCAGGATGTCTTGCACCTATTTCAGTTTTGTAAAACATTGTTTTAACCCCTTTTATATTCTTTGGTTGTTTCGTTATATTGAATTGCAAAACCCTTAGAACGTAAATCAGCAATTTGCGCTCTAACTGTTTCCACATGCCATAATGTTGATTTTGATATTTCAATTGCTGTTGCGCCATTAATAACCATGCTGAAAAGAATTGATAAACGCTTAGATGATCTATTTGATGTTAAGTAAGTCATTGTTTTCATTACCTTTTTTCTGTTTTGTTAAGCATAGCTCTGGGCTATGTCTAAGATATACCATGCAATCTTTGCAACAATCAAGCGAAAAAGAACAATTGTTCGCATTTTTTTATTATTGATCGGCTGCGCGTGTGTGCGCGTACGGGAAAGAAACACGAACAATTGTTCGGGTTACACCGGGAAGCCCGACCCCGACCCCGAACCCCGAACAAAAAAAAGGCCGAGCCCGAAGGCTCGACCCGATCCCGACCCGAACAATTTATCATCCCGTTAGCTCCAGTTCATCTACCCAGTCTTTGGCGTGCCAAAGTTCGGTTTGGTCAAGCCCGAAGTCGCTATACCCGCGCCAAATCCCATCGAAGTAAAACTTACTCGGTGGTGAATACCCGCTGGCATTCATTACGTATGTCATTGCCCCGTTGATCTCTACCTTTCGGTAAAGTCTTGGATACCCTTCATAATGATCCAGAGCCTGCAAACATTCGTCTGTGATGTCCCAGAACCCGACTGGCAACATTGCTGAAGGATCATTTGTGCGCTCAATATCTGCGACGCCCCGAAACACAAGCCGCCACCCAACGATATACGCCGCGCCTAAAGCTTTTGCTTTAGGACAGCGAATACTCATTTGTTGTTTGTTTAGGTTAGATCCATAGGCGAAGTATAACATTTACGCCACCTCCTTTAGCCAATCAGCAATCAGATCTAGTGCATCATCTACAAGGTACTTATTCAGACGCTCTAGCTTTTCTTTGCCTACTGTTTCTACGATTACCTTCTGTGCGTAACTTCTAGAACAACTTGCATCGTGTGCCGTGAAGTCAACAAACTCACGGATTACGAACATTGTTAGCCGCGCTTGATCATTGTGGTTGCTTTTCAAGAACTCAAGGTTTGCTTGATAGTGCTCATAACCAAGATACGAGCCGTCCAACCAACAACGGAACATGCGCCGCGTTACATGGTTGACATCAAACAAATCACCACTCAGGTCTCTTTTGATTCTTTCTGCTTTTTCTGCTGTCTTAGGCATCTCGCCCTCCTTTTTGTGTCTATGTACTTATATATAATGCAGTCATTGCATAGAGTCAACAACAAAACAGCAGAAAAAAAAGTTTATTTTGATCACCCCGGCGGCCACAGCTGCACAGCGGCTGCAGCTAATAACCAGAACAATTGTACGAGTAACCAATCGCTGTGTTACAGTTACCGGTCGTACCAACTGCGGTGTTATAGTTACCTGTAGTATTGACAACGTTGGCAACGTTGGCATTGGAACCACACAGCGGAGATTCAGAACAATTGTACGGGTTAGACCGGGGCGCTGCGGCCGGGGCAAAAAAATACCCGGCTGCGAGCCGGGTGAGTTTGAAAATTGTTCGTATTGAATCAGCGCTTGGCTTTGTTCAAGAGGTAAACCCCCGATCCTGAAATCACAACACCGAACATTACGAGCCCGATATGTAACCAGAACGCTGTGAAGCTGTGTGGGTCTGGCTCCACTCCTGTCATCAGAAGAATCAACATAAACCCAATCGCCAATAAAAAGTTTCCTGTTTTCATAGTAAATACCTCATCAGTTGTTAAGGTGTAGGAGGTGCTGTTCGCATCACTGGTCGGCGGTCATCGCTTCCTCCTACACCTTATATATAGCAATCACTGCTACACCTGTCAACAAGAAAAAGAACTAAATAATACTTTTTTGCGATTCGAGTAGCACAGCGGGGGACAAGAACAATTGTACGTGTTTGCTGCCTCCTGTACGTCACCGCTGCGCCGTCCAACTCGAACCGGGGCAACGCCGGGCGTTTGAACCCGAACAATTGTACACCAAGCCCGGGCCTTCGAGCGCTGCGTGCAGCAGGCAAAAAACCCCGGCCGCTAAAAACGCCGGGGAGTTTCAGGGAGGATCCCTGATGATCGCCCCGATAAAACCCCGATGTCAAGCCCGATCAAGCCCGATCCCGATGACCGGGCAACCCGAATCCCGAACAATTATACGGGCGCAGCAGCCCGAATCACACCCCGATCCAAAAGTCATCGGAGAAGAACAGCCGCGAAACCACAGAATCCCTAGCCCGAACCCCGCCGGGGCGTCCCGAACCCGAACAATTTCCAAAAAACGCCCGGCAAACCGTTCCCTCCCCCCGCACGGGGAAAACCAGTACAATTTACCGTTATCAGCTATCTCGCGCTATATCTTGTGTTTAGTGCTCTATGACATCAATATCTGGTGTTACGTTATTCATGCGGGACTCTGCCAACCGCTTATATTCCGCCAATTTTTCAGATATTGCTTCCTTTGTGGACGCTGTAATATCCTCCTTAACTACGTGTTGTTTGTTAACAAGTAGTCCAGCCGCCCTTAATCTTAGTTCTTCTGCTCTTAGTGCTTCGCTAATTTTTCCCATTTCCCATGCTTGGTCACGCATTTTTTTCAGATCCCGAATAGACTTATCGATTGTGACCCCGAACCTAGCTTGCGCCTCTAGCCTCATTTCTTGCAATCGCTCTTGTACTACGGGGTTTTGCAATAGCCTGACCGCTTGCACTGTTGGGTTTTTGTATCCCGATTGTCTTGCTGCCTCTGTCTGTGTCATATCCTTATGCAGATAATAATCCAGAAACTGTTGTTGCTGGGGCTTCAGTCTCTTCAGACCAGCCTCTCGTTGTTCTTTGGGTAGATTTTCCCCGACCTTTGGCATACTGCCCTCCTAGTAGCTTAAATGGATCACATTATCGTGATCTTCATCCTTGTAATAATAATTACCTTTTTGGGTTAATTCCCAACCAGCTTCTTTCATGCCTTTAATTTCATATACTCGTTCCATCAACTCGTCATAATTCTTTGAGAACTTATTCTGTGCGTCTGCCCAACATTCTTCGCACCACAACTTATTGGCCATAAGTATATACCCGCTACGCTCATCACAATACGAACAATTCATATCACACTCCTATTGCATTTAGCCGTTTGGCGACCCGTTCTACAGGGTATAGGTTTATGTACCTATACCCCTATATAATAGGGTAAAAAAACCAAAGTACAAAGTTTGAACCTTTTCAATAACTTACAACCCCTATTTTTGTTTGTTTGTGCTATGTTTGCAACCCCAAACCAAAACCTCATAAACCACTGATAAATAACAACTTTAACAACTTTGGTATACCAACTTTGGTTTTCTAAACCTCTAAACCAAAACAAGAACAAACAAAGAACTCTGTAATATTTAGGTGTTCTACCTATTAGCCAGATTTTCTATTATACGGAGTCTGGCTTTGCCCACTGACATCCCCCCATGACAAGTCAGTAGGGTAGGGGATGTTTAGGGATAGGTAGCGTTGTTTTCTACGACGCCATGGTACTAGCTAATCGCTAGGACGAGGACAAACCTAATGCTCCTCGCCCAGAAAGGTTACTCCGCCCCTTGTACGAACAATTTTACTGGTTCCTTATATTGTTTATCATTTTGCTGACAAAATCGATTATCCACGACTCTGGTTTATCTCCACTGAACGCATCAAATTGTTCGCCATTTACAAAAGCAATCGTTGTTGGCACTGAACGGACATTGAATTTTTGCGCTTCATCTGGGTATTGTTCTATGTCCATATCTATTAATTTAACTTTATCTCCGACAGCTTTCTTTAGCTTTGGTTCAAGTGTTTTGCATGGGGCGCACCAAGTTGCAGAAAACTTAATAATAACTGGTTGATCAAAATTAATATTCATGTTCACACCATACCTTTCAGTAGCCAAGCAATTGAGTCAACTGTAAATCCGTTCCCGAGCATACGATAGCGCTGTGTATTACTAACGTGGTCTGTGTAGCCATCTGGTACAGTTTGCAACCGTTCACACTCAAGCGGCGTTAGCTTACGCCATGCGAGCCGCATATCGTTGCTATAAGCATCAGGGTATCTACCTTCTGGCAGATCAGACACCAAGGTATCTTTTTCCACTGTTGATAGACATCTGGCCTTATCAACCT